TTGAGATTGCCAGACTAGTGGGGATTAGACCGTACAATGCGATTGCTTTCTCTGGTCCGATTGCTGTCTTTGTCAGCGTTTTCCTTATGTACCCTCTCGGGCAATCTAGTTGGTTCTTTGCCCCCTCGTTTGGCGTTGCGGCAATCTTCCGTTTCCTCTTGTTCCTCCAAGGTTTCCATAACTGGACACTCAATCCCTTCCACATGATGGGTGTTGCAGGTATTCTAGGTGGAGCATTGCTTTCTGCGATCCATGGTGTGACTGTAGAAAACACTTTGTATGAAGATGGCGAACAAGCAAACACATTTAAAGCATTTGACACGACGCAAGAGGAGGAGACATATTCGATGGTCACGGCGAACCGTTTCTGGTCGCAGATCTTCGGTATTGCCTTTAGTAATAAGCGTTGGTTGCATTTCTTTATGCTTTTTGTTCCAGTTATGGGACTTTGGACTTCTTCTATTGGTATTATTGGTCTGGCACTCAATCTTCGTGCTTATGACTTCGTAAGTCAGGAAGTAAGAGCAGCAGAAGATCCTGAGTTCGAGACGTTCTACACCAAGAACATTCTTTTGAATGAAGGTCTTCGTGCTTGGATGGCACCAGTCGATCAACCCCATGAGAACTTTGTGTTCCCCGAAGAAGTCTTGCCAAGAGGTAATGCCCTTTGACACGGGATTAAAAATGTGATATCATTAGGAGGTTGTATGACCTCCTTTTTTCATGGCAATCGATTGTGTGGAAAATGAAGATGGAACTTTTACAATCTCCTGGGATGAGAACGATCCCATTGAGAGTATGTTTAACGATTGGTCTGAACAAGATTTTATCGATTTGTTGTGGAGAAGATGTGAGGAAATTCTTCGTCAGGATGGAGGGATATGAAATACACTAATCAAGAACTAATTGATGCTCTAGTCAAAGAGTATGAATGGTTATGCCATGATGACTTTGACCCAGAGGAAGATCCCACACCAGAAGAATACCTTGACGCAATCAAGGATCTATCCTATGATGAACTAGTAGAAGAGACACAGACTGACGACATCTTCACCCTTGACCAATTTATGAGGACGTATTCATGACTGAAGAACAACAAGAACTGTATGACATTGTATCTGACTGGTGGGATGGTGTATTTGTAGCAGCATCCTTCAAAGGTCGTGATGAATCACTGGTTGATCTAGTAAATTCTATTATTGATTGGAAAAACAAATGAGTATCCCCCATTTCAAAAGCAACCCACAATGACCGAATATAAAAAAAACTATAAGGGAATTACCTATAGAATTTCCCACAATTTTATTTTAGACATGGAGAATAAACACCAAATTGATTTGATTAAGGAAATGGAAAATATCTTAGATGATGAAATAAAAAGGAGAAAGAGTTAAGAGCAACTCCCAAATCTGTAAAATCAAAGGTAGAACCACAATGAGTATCCCACATTTCAAATCCCAACACGACTGGGAAGCATTTACCCAAATCTTTGATAGTCAGTGGCATTGTAAGAAAGCACTGCTGGATCGTGTCAAGGATGATATGTTCCCCAATACATCCTGGAACGGACTTACCTCAAAGTCCATTGAAGTTATCAATGACATCGTAACAAATCTCCTGTATGATGTAGATCGTAAGTTCAAAGAGACACACCAAGACTATAAGACTGAGGATGATGAACTCTTCATTCCTTATCGTTCTTTCAAGGAGAATGTAACAGAAGCACTCAAAGAAGCACTTCGTGCTGATCGTGGTGATTGGGAATGTCCTCCATGCGACACCCTTGCTTGTGCTGACCACCTTACTGATGAGTGAGAACAATGACTATTGAAGGACGCCCTGAATTGAATGTGGACTGGAAAGCGGAATATGCAAAGCAGCGTAAGAACCGCTTAGCAGATTCTATCTTTGAGTATCTTGAAGATGATGAAGTTCCTCTTGAAGTATTCTATGAGGATCTCACGAGTGAACTAAAGGATGTCATTGCATATCATGAAAGAATGAAGAGCAAGGCGTCGAGTGTTTTGGAATTGTTTCTAGGACATCGTAAGATTGACACGATTGATCTGGGTCTCGATTAGGTATAAATAAAATTGAATATCGTCGGCGCAAACACGGGTTGGCAAAATCCAACAAACGTGTTATAATCAGGGGGGTAATGCCCCCTTTTTTATGCGAAGAGATTATTGGTCTGTCTATGGTCCAGACGGACGCAAAATTGCTGATTGTGGTATGAGGGAAGATGCTATTCGTCTTGCCTCTTTAGTTTCTGGTAGAACCTACAGAAAGAACATGATCCTCCGTGACCAAGTGATTGATATCACTGCTAAGGTTGATGGTGAATTACCTGGGCAACAAGGACTTCCTGTTGCTAAAATTCAATTAGAAGATGCACAGCAGCAATGGATTCCACCTGGACTACAAATTCCATTTGAATACGGATTAGACGTATGAAAAAATTTTTAATGGCAATCGCTGCTACAGCAGCAATCGCTTTTCCTGCTCAAGCAGAACCCACTAAAGGTTATTACACCTATGATGCCATGGGTTGTATGCTACTACAAGAATGCACCGATGGTGTAAAACAGGTATGGGGTATTGATCAACTGAAGGAAGAATATCCTAAGTCCAATTGGGATACTGTTGCAAGTGAGTTTGCACGTATGCTTAACGCACTTACATCGGTTGAGGTTAAAGTATACCTTGCTGATGAGAAGTATTTCCCTCCTGGTCATCGTGGTGTCTATCATACGGTCAGCAATAACTTTTATCTTAATAGGGCATTCATGCACCGCCCTCATATTCTGATGAGTGTAATGAGGCATGAAGGATGGCACGCTGCACAAGATTGTATGGCAGGTACTATCAAGAATAGTATGATTGCTATTATCAAACCTGAGGAAGATGTGCCAATGCTTTGGAAGGAAATGGTAGAACGCACTTATCCTCCTCATGCACGACCCTGGGAAGCAGAGGCAACCTGGGCAGGTAAGACGGAGGGTATGACTATGAAAGCACTTGAATCTTGTGCTGCTGGAACTATGTGGACTGATTATAAACCCACACCGCTCACTTTAAAATGGTTGAAAGAAGAAGGTTTTATTAAATGACTAAGTTTTTAATGTTTACAAAAGAATCTTGTGGTCCCTGTGGACTTGTCAAGAGATATATTAATGCTCTAAAGGATGATCGTTCTAATATAATCCAAGAGATTTATCTTGAGGACTTTAGTGATGAACCAATCCCCGAAGAGAATCTTGCTATTGCTAAGAAGTATGGTGTAACGGCAACTCCAGTTCTTGTGATTGCTGATGAGAATGGAGAACTGTTGGAAAGTTATACGGGTGGTATGGGCATTACCCAAAACATCCGCAAACTTTGGGACAAATACGAAGTATAAGTAGTCATGGGCCACTTTGCGGCATGGTTTTTGAATAATCCCATTACACTTGGGATTTTGACGTTGCTATTAATTGTTGTACCTATCATTGGAATTCAAGTCGTACACTCAAAAAAATGAAAATCTTCCTAGACACAGCGGAGACTGATGTCATCCGCAAATATTTTGAAACGGGATTAGTGGATGGTGTTACTACCAATCCAACTCTTATTAGAAAGAGTGGACGTAGACCAGAAGATGTGTATCAAGAGATTAAAGATATTGGTGTCAAAGACATTAGTATGGAAGTCTCTGGTGATGCACAGATGATGTATCGTGAGGGAGTTAGATTGTCTGATAAGTTTGGTGATGTTACAACCATCAAACTTCCCTGTACTCGCGAAGGTCTTTTGGTATGTAAACAACTTAAGAAAGAACTAATTAGAACTAACGTTACTCTTATCTTTAGTATTCCTCAGGCAGTTCTTGCTGCTAAAGCGGGTGCAACTTATGTCTCACCTTTTGTTGGTCGTCTTGATGATCAATCAGTTGCTGGTCTAGAAGTTGTCAGAGGGATTGCTGATATCTATCGTATTCATAATATTAGAACACAAGTTCTTTCCGCTTCTATTCGTACAGTCCAACGTGCAGTTAGATCCTGGTATAATGGCGCTCACATTTGCACTATGCCACCTAAGATCTTTGATCAAATGTATGATCATATTTTGACTGATAAGGGACTTGAAATTTTTGAAAATGATCTTAAACAGACACGTCTTTGAAACATTTTTAAATTCTAAAGTTGACCCAGATTACGATAAGTTTAGTGATAAACTAATCAAACTTTGTGAGGAATTACCTAGCAAAGAATCTGGAGTCAACTATAGTAATGCTGGAGGGTGGCAAAGTGAACCATTTAACTGGGATCATCCAAAATACCTTGGACCAGAAATGTTCTCTTATGTTCAAAACTCTATTATAGAATGTGTTAGAGACCTACCAGTAAAACAAAATGTGGGTGCATTATTCAAAAACTTTTGGATTAATGTAAATCCCCCAGGAACTTACAACACTACACATATTCATCCAGGCGCTCAGTTGTCTGGTATTTTTTATGTAAAAGTTCCTGACAATTCTGGTAACTTAGTATTTGAAAATACTTTAGAGCAACATAATCCACTCTCTCAGTTCTTATACGGTGTTCCCACAGAAACTGCATCAGTTACTCCTACTGCTGGTCAAACCATAGTATTCAATTCACATTTACCTCACTCTGTAGAATTGAATAGATCAACTGAAAGTAGAATTTCCATTGCTTTTAACATCTTGCTCAGTGTAAATAGTAATGAAGTAACTTAACTCCATATGCAAATATGTACTCCAGAAGACTTCCTCTACAATCTACAAACGTTTTCATCAACCGAAGCAAAGAGACTCTGGAGACAACATATAAAGGAAAAATGGGGAGAGCGATGTGCGTATTGTGGTAGCAAAGAAAATCTAACAATCGATCACATTGTCCCACAAATGAAAGGTGGGAACGACCACATCACTAATGTTTTGTGCAGTTGTAATAAATGTAATAGTTCCAAGAGTCACTACGAGTGGCAAGATTGGTATGAAAGACAAGAGTTTTTCTCCCAAGCAAGAAAGCAAAAGATTGAAGAGTGGATCACTGCGAGGCAACGTGATGAAAATCGTGTTCCTTATGGCAAAAGAAAAAACAACGCAGTTAATTATCAAGTAAAGGTGGCATGAACGTTGCTATTATTGGTCGAGGTACAAGTTCTATCGTACAGGCATGTATCTTTCTACAACATGGACATCATGTAACAATCTATTATGATCCTGATGTGCCCACTCTTTCAGTTGGAGAGGGCACTACTCCTCATGTAGATGAACTTTTAACACAAACTATAGGAATCAGTTTTAAAAGACTGGATCTGGCAGATATTGTATCTGTTAAAAAGGCAGCAAAGTTTGTAAATTGGGGTAAAGGTAAAACTTTTTTTCATGATCTTAGTGGATTTGGTAGTTATCCAAATACAAACTTTGCATATCATCTAGACACTCTAGAGTATAATAACTTTGTGCATCCTATTTTAGAAGCACATGGAGTTACTTATATACCTGAAAGAGTGACCAGTATTCAAGAAACTGAGGATGCTGTTGTAGTCAATGGCACCCCCTACGATTTTCTAGTCCATTGTAGTGGGTGGACGGATGGTGATGAGTATATGAAACCAGTTTTTACTACACTGAATGCTGCGTTTTTGCGCCCTGTAAATTATGCTGAGCACGAGACAGATGTAACAACTCATGAGGCAACTGAGGATGGGTGGCAATTCCATATTCCTTTTCCAAAAAAAGGACAGGTGCGAAAGGGATACCTCTTCAACACAGATTATATTAGTCCAGAACAAGTTAAAGAAAAACTTGGAGAAGAAGGTAGAGTTGTAACGTGGACACCGAAACAATGTAAGTTTCTTTTTAGATCTAGAAGACAAGCATACAATGGAAATAAACTTTGTTTTGTTGAACCATTGCACGCATATTCGTTTGTAATGTACATCTATTTTGCAGAATTGATGTGCGAATATCTTAATGGTGAACGAAATAATTCTTCTGTATTTGATATGAACTCTGTGTATCGTAGAGTTATGTTAGAATATCAAACTGAAGTTGCGTTTCATTATCAATATGGTTCGGTGTTTAAAACACCTTTCTGGATTAATATTCAAGACTCTGCAGAAAAAATGACCAGACATCATCATTCTGCAAGTAAAGAATGCATACAAGATATTATTGATAGTGGATATCCTAATCCAAAACCTTTTATAGATAAGGTACAATACGGTGGTGATCATGCCATCCGTATTTTTGGGCATACCTTCTACGAATTATTGTACATTCACCAACAAATGAACCATGAAATTTAAAATTTATTCTAGGGACGGTTGTCCTTATTGCGAGAAAGTGAAAAAGGTGCTAGAATTAGCAAGACTAGACTATGAGGAGAACATGCTCAACACTGATTATAGTAGGGATGATTTCTATGAAAAGTTTGGTCCTCTAGCAACATTTCCTAGAGTTACTTTGAATGAAGAACTTATTGGTGGATGCACAGAAACCATCAAATATCTTCGCGATAAAGATTTGGTATAAGAGATTGTCTGTGAATGCTGATCTAAATAAAGGTGTTGAGATCTTATTGAGGAGAAAACGAGATCCTGGCAAAACCAGATCAATAACCCTTTTAAAACTGGGAAGACTTGTAGTTTCCCTGAATATTCTAGTACTATACCCTAGGGAGTAAGACAATGTTAGCAGCAGTAATCATCCTTGGCACACTATGTGTGTTTCTAACATTCGCAGTTGGAGGAATTCTTGGTTATCTTTTCAAACAATATGTGTTTGAAAACACTCCTAGATATATTCATCCAGAAATGTTTGACACTGAAGGAAATTTGGTTGCTGACGACATCATCGCTTTCCGTTTTGAGGGTGGAGTTGATGAATATTTAAACAATAACGAAGAGGACGAGTAACTTTTTATTAATCATCATGGCTAAACTACCAACTACACCACTAGTATCTGAGTTGTTTCAAGCAGTTTCAAATGCCAAAACTAAGGCAGAAAAAGTGAAACTGCTTAAAGAATACAAAAGAGACGACATCAAAGCAATTCTGATTTGGAATTTTGATAAGGGTATTCATTCTGCACTTCCAGAAGGAGATGTACCTTATACTCCAAATGATTCCCCCGCTGGCACTGAACATACCCGCCTTGCACATGAATGGAGAACTCTCTATAATTATGTGAAAGGCGGTAACGACAAACTTCCTGGCATGAAAAGGGAGATGATGTTCATTCAACTACTTGAAGGACTGCACGAATCTGAAGCAGAAATTATTTGCCTGGTTAAAGACAAGCAACTGCAGAAGAAGTATAGAATTACTCGTGCGGTTGTTGAAGAAGCATACGAAGAAATTCACTGGAGAGATTAATGAATTGGACTTCTGGACAAATTGACGAACTGAAGAAAAAATATAGAGTTTTTGTAATTAAACCAAATTGTTCAGAGGCAGACTATAATGATAAAACTCTACCTGTAGATTCATTTGTAATTACTTATGATTTTGAGGGTGAGGAATGTATGGACCTGGTAATGGCACAGAAACGAGTATACATCTTTGATGCATACTATGACACACTGGGTCCTGGATCTATTAAATCCATCAACCAAGCAGAGGGGAGAGTCCCAACAAAGGTTTGGAATGGTAAGAAAAGTTAAAAATTGTATCGCATTTTACAAAGGTACTTGACTATATAGAATATAGGGGTTAAAATACCTGTACGTTCATCCATTCGCTGTTTGCGAATAGCGAATAGGACGCAAGTAAGTCGCGGAACGGAGCGTTCATCCTATGCTTTCATTGGCACTCATCCTTTTTAGTCATGTCCCATCTGAGGACTACCTTAGGTGTGAAGATTATAAATGGTTGAAGCAAGGAATTGAAGAGACAACTCTTTTCACTCCTGCCGAGAAGTTTGATATCATCCTTCATTGGATGGAGCATACTGATCCAAAGTGTTTTTTAACAGAGGCATAGGACGCACACGACTGAAGGAACGGGAAAACGGATCCTGCCACGGCAGAGAAGGTTAATTCTCATTTCTTTAGGAGCACTACAATGAACACACTCAATCTCATCAAGCAGCAAATCCAGAAGCAAGCAGCACTGCACGACGCACAAATCGCTATGACCACCTATCGTGGTGTCAAGTTTGAGTGCAAGCAAGGTGTTGATGAAGTCCATGGTACTTTCTGCTATCGCGGTCATACCTATAACAAGTGATGGATTATCGCTACCATTCAGACGACATGGATAGCGATAGCAGACCACCTAGTTGTTATCAACTTAAATATAGGGGGGTAACATATTGGTCTTGTTATAAGGTGCATTTGCGCGAGTACTTTGAGCAGTTGCTTAAAGCACAACCAATCTACAATAGGAAGGGTTAATCCCTTCCTTTTTTTGTGTCTAAGTATAAACACGTAGGCATAAATTTTTATTGCGAAAATGTGATAAAATGAACACTTTGCTTATACATAGTGTTAGAATTATGAGGTGGTTGAATGAAATGAAAATCTCTTTTTTATTTGATCATGCCCCCTAATGAGGAAAGAGAATGCACAATTTAATTTCTCGCAATCAATTGGTTGAATGGA